GGATCATTTTGTAACCATGTCCAACCCCAACGTATTGCTAGGTATTCTAGTGTGGCATCAAACTTACGAACTGCCCAGGTTGCCATTCTTGTATCTTTGAACCAGAATAAAAATCCTGCACCAAGTACTGAACCAGCCAATGCTGTATAAATCCATAAGCGATTGCTCGCCATTTGTTCAATCATTTCCCACATAGTATTCCCTCAATTATTATGTATGTATTTATGTCAGAATTCACAGGCTACACGAGCACCAGGGGTTACTTCGATATTAATATCGCCATCTACAGTTACTTTAGGGTCGGGTTTGGCTTCGCACTTGATCTTGTCAGCACAACTACTGGTCAGTAGTATCAGTATCAATAGGCTGAACAGCGTTTTCATAATATAATATAATTGCTTTTTGCTGTTCTATGTAGCGTCTTAGTTCGGCAAAGTTTTTTGATAGGTTTTCGTAGTCTTTAACACTGATAGCAATGTATGAATCGCCACCGTTCTTTGCCTCAAACTCTTTTTTGAATTCTTCTAAGTTTTCTTCAGGTGATACAACGTAAATCTTTATGTCGTTCATTTGCACAGGCTTGGGCATCGGAACAATAGGTACTACAGTTTTTTCTAACTTAGTAACTACTTTAATTTCTGGCTCTTTATAAAAAGTACTACAACTACTCAGTAGGAGTGTTACCAGTAATAGACTCGAGATCTTTCCAAAGTTCATCTGTTTTACCTTGCATTCTGTTTTGAATTAGCCCTGGCTTCTTATTAGCCAAGTGTGTTAAGTTATGCTTGTTTAGAGTAGCACGAAGTTCATCTCCGTACTGCTCTGATTTACTTAAATCTGTGTTTAGTTGATCAGTTAGTGTGTTTAGTCTAGCGTTATCTGCTTTTAGTGTTGCTAAACTTTGCTCGCTTGTTTCAATAGCACTTTCTAATTTAGCATTATTAAGTCGGGCAATTTCCAAATTGGATTGTAGTTGTTTTACATAAAACAATCCTCCTCCAGCCGCGGCTAGAACTATAAAAACTAATGCAATTTTTAATCCACTAAACATATTTGTATTTACCCTAGTAACTTTCCCAGCGTCTTAGGTCCTACAATACCGTCAGCAGTAAGTCCGTTTGAACTCTGCCATTCTTTAACAATACGTGCAGTACCTGGACCAAATATACCATCAGCAGGAGCAATATTAAGTTTTTCTTGTACTTCTGCAACTAATGGACCACGTGATCCTTGTTTAATTGTTTGATTGTAATCTGTTTCTGGTTCTTCAAAGTCGCCACCTAGTACATCCATTGCATGTAAGTAATGTTTCTTACGATCGTCTAAACCAATTGTGCCACCGTTAATACGTTTTGTAGCGCCAACAATGTCCATGTTATCACAATACTTGTTTAAGTTGTTTGTATCCCAGAACCAACATGCTGAGTCTAGTGCGCCTTTCTTAGTGCGTACATAGTCTACTGCCGCTTCTGGAGACATGTCCATTTCTTCTGCGAATTTTGTGTAGTTGTATCTACCAGTGAGTTGTAATATGCCGCCGCCTCTAAAACGCCAGCCATCTCCGCTGTCGGTGTCGCCATTGTCCATACGACCTGCATATATGACATTAGCAATTTTTTCTGGTTTTCTATGGTATGGGTTTGCATCTCGTCCTGCCCTCCTAAAATATTTAGGAAAAATTGTGTTAAGTGCTTTGGCGCTATAATTTAAGTTTTCACTTAGTACTCTAAAGCCGCCGGACTCATGTCCACACTGTGCTACAAACATTGCTACACGCTCTGCTGTGTTTACTTCCCATAAAGGAAGAATTTCACACATTGCTTTGTACCAATCTTTCCAGTCATCTCTATGGATTAACTCTTCAGCCATCCATTCTTCGAAATCAAATTTAAAGTGTTCTTTAGCCATTATTTTGTATCCTTATTTTCGCAGTCTTCACATCTGCAACTTTTACACACTTCTATCGAATAACCCCGATCATCATAATCCGTAGTTTGTCGATAAAAAGGTGTTCCACAATGCTTACCGTGACCGCAATTTTTACAACTATCATTCATGTAGGTATTTATTAAAGGCGTTTTAGAACTAGTGCAGAATCGGCATTTTCAAACATTAATTTATCACCGTATTTTGTAATATTATAATCACCTACGTACTTACACAAATATATAATTTCTGCAAACTCATTTACATTAATTTTTTCATCTAACCTGTTTAAAATTTCTTCTTTAGATCCGTAATCTTGAAATTCAAATACTAATGGATCTGCATATGCTTTTTTAAGACGTAATTGATTGTCACGCATATCAATTTCTTCTAAGTAACTATTGTTAAAAAAATTCTTATAGTTATCTAAGTTACTTTCATTAACCTTTTGCTCGTATGCTTTTGGGTCTTGTGGTATATTAGATTCTAATGTTTCTTTGTCTAATGGCTTACTTCTAAAATTCTTATAATAACGGAACTTAAAACTATCAATATTTCCTAATTTACCAACACCGTCTGTAATTTCTAAAATATTATCAGATATATGTCTGTTACGTTCTAGTTCAACAAATACTTTATATGTACCATCTGATTGTTCACCTGCTGTAGAATCTGCATCTAATACAAACTCGTAACCTTTTTCGATAAAATTCATAAGATCATCAGCGGCGTGTTTTTCGTTTACACTAAAACTTAATGTAACAATATCTTTATCGTCACCCATTTTTGATTTAAAACTGTCAATCTCAAAAATATGATCAACGCAATCTTTTAAGTCGCCTATGCGTAATCCCATTATACTGCTTCCTCTGCTGGTGCTACTGCGGCCGCCGTGTCTGCTGGTTGCATTTCTTGCTGTGCTTGTGCTGATGCATCAACTGCTGGCTCTGTATTAAAGTTTTGCATTTCTTCTTGACCACTAAACATATCAACAATTAGTTTCTTAGGCATTTGGATCTTAACTACCCAAATTTCTTTACGGTCTAGTTTGCCTTTTTTAGTACCAGGACGAATATCGTCTGGCTTGCGAATCTTTCTTGGAATTGTAATAGAATCTTTTTTGTAAAAAACTTTACAGTCATAATCTAATAGACGTTTGCCGCCCATCGGATCAGGCATATTGTCGCGGGTCCACATAAACGAACAACTTACCCAATGTCTATCAATTTCAGGACCAGCAAGCAATTCGCCATCTTCCCAATTATCGTAAACATATATGTCTAATTCGTCTAGTACTCTTTCAAAGTCTTTAAGAACAGCAAAGGCAGTATTACTTTCGTATATACCTTCTACATTCTTAACTAAGTCGTAAATATCTTCCATTTGAAATCTCTTTCATTCTTATACTGTTATTTATCGTATTAAATGAGTTAAGTTGTCTTATTGGTAACTGGTAAACTAGGTAAATACAATGTAGGGCAAATGCTTCTACTGCATAAAGACCCTACTCCATACCCAATAGGAGGACTAAATGGGAGCAAAAAGAAAAGCGAAAACTTCGCACAAAAACTTCAACAATAATGTTGTTGAACTTAATTCTTTTACAAAGAAAAAACAATCCGTAACAATACTTCCCCGCAATAAAAACCAAGAACAATACGTGCTTAAACTGTTAGAGCCATCGAAAGACATAGTCTTTGGCATCGGCCCGGCAGGAACAGGTAAAACTCTGTTGGCCGTACAGGTAGCGGTGAAGTTATTCAAAGAAGGTAAAGTAGATAAGATTATTGTCACCAGACCAGCAGTGTCAGTTGATGAAGATCTAGGACACTTACCTGGTACATTAGAGCAAAAAATGGCTCCGTGGACTAGACCTATTTTTGATGTGTTACGTGAATATTTTAATGCTCGCGAAATAGAAGGCATGATAGAAGAAGGTATTATTGAAATAGCACCTTTGGCTTATATGCGTGGCAGAACCTTTAAACATAGTTTTATACTTGCAGACGAAATGCAAAATGCAACACCCAACCAGATGAAGATGTTATTAACACGTTTAGGAGAAGGCTCAATGATGGCGGTAACAGGCGATTTAAATCAGGCTGATCGTATAAGTGATAATGGATTGATTAATTTTACACAATTACTAAAAAACAGCGATACGTCACACCTGGACATAGTCCAATTTGCAAAGGGAGATATAGAAAGACACAACGCAGTCAAAGAAGTTCTCGAAGTTTACGGGGACGGATAAAATTAAAAGAAGGGGGCTTTATGCCCCTTTCACCCTTGCTAATAAAAACTCATTTTTTGTATAGACAAATTTCCAATACGAACTTTTCATAGGCGGTTTACCGTTTTGATCATAGTAAGTATAACGAATAGTATATTTGTTTAACCATATCAACTTTCCACTATTACTACGTATAGGCCACCAAGCAAACTTGTCCTCATAAGAATGTTGCGGATCATCTTTTCGCCAGTTGGCACCCATCATAGGCTGTCTGCGATAGGAAAGATTTCTGCGATAACTTTAGCACATGCTACAGCCACATCCATATGTTCTTTTTGTGTACCATTAGCACTACGTAAATCAATATAGTGTACCCAACTACGTATTGTGCCATTCATATATAGGCGTGTTTTTGTTAAACCTTCTGGTAGTACCTTACGTGCTACTTCTTTAGCAATACCATTAGCAATAGCCCAGTCATATGCTCGACCTGCTGTATAAATTACATCTTGTTGCTTTTCTTCCCAACCAACAATAAGTTCGGCCATACCTTCTTCAGCGATATCAACTTCAATTGAATTTTGTCTATTTTTATTATCTTGTAAACGTGCTTCACTAGTAACAAATACTTCTTTCATTTCATTTGGATTTGCATAACGCTGTGAAAACTCTTGGAATGCAAAACTACGATGACGTACAATTTGATGTGCAATATCGCGAGTTGTTTCAATTTCAATAACAGCATTGACCATTTCTAAAGGTGACCAATGTTGATGTTTGATCAAATACTTAATTAAACGTTCACTTGTTTCTGTGTTGATCTGTGCGGCAGGATTTGATACCTTTGCACAAAATGCAATTAATTCTTGCAGATCTGTTAAACCTTCTGCTTCAAACTCATCTGTTGCTTTACTATAACTTACTAATCTAGCGGCCATGGCGCTTTCCCTTCTAGTTCTTCAATACGTCTTTTAATAAAACCTATTGCTGTGTGTATATGTCCCGTGTCATGTTCTCGTAACAGGGTTTTGTAGTATTCTACTTCTTCTCGTAATACGTCTAAGCGTACTATATCATTTATTAGTTTTTTATTCTTAGTCACCATTTCCTGGTTTCTCCGAGAAATGGTTTTCAAACTTATTTGGAACTCCATTCATCTCTTCTGCTTCTTCTGGTGTTGGTTTGTCGTCATGTACTGCTGTAACTACAGGCCAAAGATCTGAATACTTAGAATTAATATTCATCCATTTATCTAACTCTGTTCCTTTTAATGTATGATCTGCAACAATAGCATCTGCCGGGCATTCCGGCTCACACACTCCACAATCGATACATTCGTCTGGATTAATAACAAGCATGTTTTCACCTTCATAAAAACAATCTACAGGACATACTTCGACACAATCCATATGTTTACATTTAACGCAATTATCAACTACTAGATATGTCATATTACTCCTATTTTTGTGGTGCTTCAAATAACCATGTTGTAATAATATACTTATTAGAAGTTCCAATAGGAGGATTGCCTCTATGTGTATGTGTCCAATCTGCTGGAAATACTAACAACCTACCTTCTTTAGCATTAACACGTTTATTTTGATATAAAAATTCTGTTTCGCCTGCATTAGGAATATCATTAAGATATAATTGACAAACAAGTTTACGCTTTGAATATTCGCCTAGTCCTTCGTAATGCCAAGTGTGAAATCCGCCGCCCGGTTTAATTCTTTTCATTTTCAATTCTTCGCCTGCTAAAGGTGTCTGGCTTAGAATACTAAAGTTATCTTGATATAAAGGAATTACTTTTTCCCAAAGAACTTGAAAAAAGTATTCTGTATAATATTTGCGTACATATTGTATAGTATCAGGATTGTTAAGAAAGATAGCATCTTGATCTACACTGTGTTTTAGTTCTTTTGGTTTTTGAACCATTGGTAAATCTGAACTTGATTCAAAAAATTTAATTAGTTCTTTAATATATTGTGGATCAAATACATCTTCAAATATACCTATAAATCCATCAAATTCTACTTTTGGTTCCATTACAATCTCGCTAATCTAATCAATGTTGCCGCTAAATTAATTTCAGGGTCTACAACTAGTGTATGATCTACTAGTCCTTGTTTAATAGTTAGTACTGCACTATCTTGTTTTTCTTCGTCTCCGAACAACTCAATGTTGTCATATAACCAACGATAAATTTCTTCCATTTCTTCTGGACGTACTGCGCCACATAGCATCTTACGTGCTTCTGTAATCTTGCCTGCTTTAAATAATTCAACCATATCCAGTTTCCAGTCTGCTTCACCTGTGTCACCTTCGTTTGGTTTTAACAAACTGTTGTCTTGTACGTTCATCTGCACTGTGTTAATGCATTTACGCAAGTCTGGATATGTTGCTTTTACATATGTATCAAGTGTGTCCAAGTCTGGAGTAACACCTTCTGTAATTAAAATCTCTGCAACTCTTGCTGTAAATTCTGTTTGATCTATTTTAGCAATGTGAAAACCTTGACAACGACTGTGCAAAGCAGGAATAACACGGTTGGGGTAATTGCAAGTAAGAATAAACCTTGCAGTGGTGTGATATTCTTCCATAACTCCACGTAGTGCCGCTTGAGCATTTGGACTAAGATAATCGGCCTCATCAAGTAATACAATTTTAAAGTCTCCAAACGGAATCATTTGTACAAAGTTAACAATCTTATCTCTAACATCATCGACACTATTTGTACGACTTGCATTGATCTCTAATATATCTAAGTCATTAACTTCAAGTTCATTAAACAATAGTTTTGCAAGTGTAGTTTTACCAATACCTGCATTTCCACTAAACAGCAAATGCGGAATAGTTTTGTCTTTAATCCAATTTTTTACTTGTGATCGTTGTGCTTCATCTCGAAACACATAGCCGTCAACAGTTTTTGGACGATATTTCTCTACCCAAAGATCTCTCATTTCTTTTTATTCTCCATACCCATGCCTACTAAAATTAAAAAGATATACAGTATAGGCCATGCCCATCCTGTTAAGTAGTTTGTAATATGAAGGATCATAAGTGCTATTCCAGCCGCACCTGCTGTACCAATACCAGTATTTTTTTGTTCAGGTAATTTCATGTTCTACTCCTAATATACTTTATTATATAGGATACTAGCAAGAAAGTCAAGACTTTTTTGCAATATTTTGGAGTATTTCTGAGAGAATCTCTTTTATTTCTTTAATTTCTTTTTCAATGTTGAACGATTGTTCTTTTGGAGGGTTTGGCATGTTGACTTTAGATATTGCAACACCTTGTTGTTCTACTTTACTAAGTTTCATATTTCAAATTCTTCTTCAACAGTTTCTTTAATTAATTCTTGTTCCGGACGAATGGGCTCTAACCATGTATCAGCAATATATGCTCTAGGACTAGGACCAAACAAACTAGATAAGTCTTGTGCTTCAATCCACCAATGGTGATCGGTTACAGCACATTGACATGGCATATCTCTAAATTTAAACTGTTCTCCTTGTTTAAACTTACCAATGTAATCTACGACTTTAACAACACGCCCAATATTCTCTGGTCGTACTGAATATATAATCTTAGCAAAGTCGCCTTGTTTACATTTCATGTTCTTGCTCTAAATCTTTCGTATGCTTTCCATAATTCCCATACTACAAATAGTATAGTGGCTGTTGTAAAACCACCACCTACTAATGTAAGAATTACTAAAACTTGCATTACTTTAGCGAAGAGTGCTATAACTAAGAAGTCATACCATTCAAAGTCGTTAAAGATCTCCATCTTTTCTATTCTCTGAATAGTGAACATCAAACTCGCCACCTGGGTAACGTGATTTCAATTTATTTACATTCTCTGCTAAGACGTCATTAGGGTTGAGGCCCAAAGCACGGCAACTATTAATCCAGTACCAAGCAATGTCACCCAATTCTCGTTTAGCATGAAAAATTGTGTCTGCATCCAAAGGCTTACCTTGGAATATACATTTTTTAACAATTTCAGCAAATTCGCCTCCTTCACTGGCCATTCCAATTGAACCAGTTAATAGTAGTGCCATGTTAACACCACTGTCTTTTTCAAGTTTTTCTAACTGTGAAGTTAGAGCACCTGTTTCATTACTTTGTACTGAAGTTACTTCTTGTACAAAATCTTTGTACTTATTTAGATCTACGTTTTCCAATTTAGCCTCTTATGTTGCGTTTACAAACCCGCTAGGGTCAACTGCGTCCGGAGCATAGTCGCCTACACTACTTCCGCTCATTAGTACATCGTTTGGTTTTTCATCTGCGTATGCAAGTACACTTTCTGATTCAACCATTCGTAATACAATTTCTTCTTCGCCTTCGTTAGTCATAGTTACTCCACGTGTCCAACGACCGTGTTCTATAAGTACCCATTGACCAATTTCATAAGGATCCTTGTTTCTAGGACCTTTCGAATGTACTTTACCCCAACGTGGGTAAATGCCTCTAACATTACCGTCATCGTCACCTAAAATAATTCCACCTTTAGTAGTTTGTTCACCAAAGTGCATATCACTTACAAGTAATCGATTACCGACTGCTGTTAGGTTACCTTCAAATTTTGCTAACGTATCCACTTATTCACCTCTTGGCACAAAATTGCCGTCTGCATCTTCTACCCAATTATCATCAGCATCTTGTGCTTCAACTGCTTTTGCTTTTTTAGCATTTTCTACTGATTTCTTTTGAGCCTTAGTTTGAACAGGTTCTGCTACTTCTTCTACAGGTTGCTCAATTGTTGCTTGTTCGTCTGGAGCCGCTTGTGGATGCTCATCGTAATAATCACGTAATACTTCATCACGATTCTTAACAATTTTGCCACCCGGTCCAAGTTGGTCACCACGTGCATTAACACGGGCATTACCTACTGCTGGAGTTAGTTCGTTACGCTGACGCAACGTATCCATATCAATTTTCTTACCTTGGAAAGTTTGGTAAGATTTTTTTTGTTGTTGTCTTACAGGCATAAAATACCTCCTTTTATTATATTAGTACTTATCTCAAGAACTCTCTCCAATCCAGGCCAAACTGGATTGAATCTATTTTGTGTACACCTATCAAATACAGCACATAACTTGCTACACTTGATCCACGTCCTACACCCCATACAATGTTATTCTCACGCATAAAGTCTACTAGATAGATCATATATCGTAATAGGTTGTGCATATCACGTTGTTTGTACTGTTCCATTTCTTCCCATATACGATCTTGTACATGTTGTTCGCAGGGTGTTTCTGCTTTGCCTAGTACATATTCATATACATTAATGTCTTTGTATTCATCAGGCATAAACCATTCACCTTGACATACACCGTCAAAAGTCTTTTTGTCTACATCTAATGGAATATACTTTTGTAGTTTGTTAAAGCCTTGTTCTTCCATAGCATCATTAAACTTGTCTACATCGTCGTCTGCATCGCACAATACCACATGGACCTTGTCTGCATGACCTGCATAGATCATATCAACTAAGTCTTTATTTGTAAATCGCGGGATACCGAGAGAGTCTGTTTTCATAAGCATACATGTATTTTAACTGATATTAATCAAATTGTCAAGTGAATTATCGTCATCTTGACTATTAATTTTTGGTTTGGCTCTACGGCCTTCCATCTCTGCTTTATACATATCAAGGATGGCTGTGATTTGTTCTTTTACTTGTGGATTCTGAGTCATCCAGAATTTTTTATTTAATGTAAGAATTTTGTCTTCTATTTCGTTGTCAGACAATAAGTCAAAACTTTGTACTAATGGATTAAAGGACGGTATCGAACTCACCTAAATATTCTCCGTAGACTGTTTGCCCGCCGTCGATAGTCCAAAATCTGTAGATGTATGGATGTATATTATCGTCGATTGTTGCTGGATGTGCAAAGCCTGTTGCTACTTTAATACTACCACTGTTTTCTGTATCAAAAGTTACTGTGTCTGCTTGACTGCGTCCACGTAATTCAATTAACACTTCTGCGTACTTACCACTTGTTGGCCAATCAGCAAGTTGTAATGTAATGCCTGTACTGTTAATTGTGTAAGAATGATATGTTGCTATTTCGTAACTAACTGGTCTAACACCTGCTGAACTTAGCACACCACCGCTATAAAACTTTTGTGAACCTTGTGTAATTACTACATTGTTAATAGTATTACCTTGCATGTTAGTAATTGCATCGTTATTCTTAACTGTGTTTGTATCTAATGCTGTTAAGTCTGCATGTGCATTAGTTAATTCGTCTTTGACTTTAGTAAAATTATCTCTAAAACCTTGCGAATCGTTATCTTGTCCTGCTCGAGGATAATCTGCATCAATTGATGCAATATTCGAACTACTTGTATTAATGGCCATATCTTATTCTCCTACACATATTTATCAGTGTTATGCATTATAGTTATATTTTCCGAACAGTATATATTGATCATTTGAGTTACCTACAACGCTATCTATAATATATCTGTCAATTTCAATGTCTAAATCCTTAAAATCGTATGTTCTATTTCGTAAATTTATCATTATTTCGTTACTTTTTCCAGGCTTACAGTAACATAACGGAATTGCTAAAATAAAGCCTGTTTCTTGTTCTCCAGCAACTTGTGGTGTACGCATCCATAAAGGTAAAAAGTCATACTCAGTACGCCCTAGTGTCTTTATACTGTCTTGCATATTTGTAATATTGCTTATATATTTTTTACCCTGTCCGCCACTTGCTAATACAGCATCGCTATCTGTTTTTACAACATTATCTTCACCAAATACAAACGGGTCTGTATCTGTGTTTTCTGTAGCAGTTAGTGTTTCATTTGTTGCTACTGTGTTTACTGTATCACCTAAATCTAATTGTGTATCGTCAGTCATAAATTTGTACTGTTCAGTATTTCTATTAACACTAGATCCATCAAGTAATGTTGGAGTTCCTTGACTATGGTTACTACGCTGTGCCAAGTCTGCTTTTAATTGCATTGAACCTTGTTGTACAAATGACTTTTTTGTTTCACCTGTTTTGGCTTTTGCAGGATCAATAAGTTCTACATATATAACTTCGTATACAACATTTTGTGTACCTGGAGTTTTGGCTACCGCACTTTTTAAAGAACCAACATTAAATCTACGCTTTCGATGCCATTTTTGACTTGCTATTGCAAACTGATCAATTGTTGCAGTTTCAATACCTGCGTATGCTAATATTTTGACATCACGTTGAATTCCAAAGTTTGGATCATTTGGTCTATAAATACTTGTCGGCGGAAAGTTTGCAGGGTTACTAATAAACTCCTGATATGCTAATCGTTTATTTTCTTTTAGGAAAGGCTTCATAAACAAGTTACTATACTGTCTATCATCATCGTCTATTACATTAATAGTAAATTGCTTAGTTGTTGCACTAAATCCAAATCTATCTTTTGCTTCGACTGTAAACGTATATGTTCTATCAATACTTGTAGTATCGTTATCAAATGTCATGTTGTCGTTATCAAAAAATGTTAATCCATCTTTTTCACTATCACCAAATTGTACGACAGTACCTGTAATTTCACCATTGTACTGTAGTGTAAGTCCTGGTGGCAAACGTCCGCTACTTAGCGTATAATATAAAGGAGCATCAGGTACTGTTGTAGTGCCTTGTACTTTAAAAACACTAATTTGATTAGCCGGTATTGATCCTAGGTTTTTATTACTTGTCCAAGCAATAGTACTATCTACTTGACCTAACAACGTTACTGTAAAAGTTTTATCTTTAAAAGTTGCTACATCTATAACATTATTATCAACAATAACTAATTCTGCTCTAACTGTAAATTTATATTCTTTTGTTATAATTGGTTGGTATGCAACTCTGCCTGCTATTTCACCAGTATTAACATCTATAGACATTCCATCTGGAATTACACTGTTTGTACCATCATCATTAAGTGGCATTAATTTATATCTTACTGCACCTTGTTGGTTTTCGTTTTTTAGAACTTCTAAGAATAATGTAATATAGTTGTTTGCTCGACGAAATCCAAAATCTTTCGGAGTAATCCAAACCGGAGTTCTAATATATGTGTTATCTGCTGTAAACACACCTGTTGCAACTTGTACAACAACATTGTCTGCACGTAAGAAATCTTCACCAACTACGTAGATAATAAAGTTTCTTTTTACAACATCAATGCCGTCACTTACACTAACTTTAAATTCGTAGTATCTGTTTAGTTTTTTTGGAGGATTATAAACATAATTAGATAAAAGTTGTCCTTGAAAAAACAATGTACTTTTATTACTAAAATCATGCAAGTACATATCGTAGTTACCAGTATCATACTCACCGACTTTAGATTTTTTATCTAATGCAAGTAATGGTTCAACTACTCCTGATATTTTACCTGTTCTTGACATATTGATGCCTGGAGGTAATATCCCGTCACCTTTATCTATCCAAAATTCTAAACTTTTGCCTTCTGGTAAATCAACATCAGTTGCTACTAGTTGGAAATCAATAATTTCATTGTCTAATATAAAGTATCGATTGTTTAAAGGACTATTACCAATTGGAAGTCTACCTTCTTTAGTTTTCCAAACTGGTTCATCAGCACCATTTACTACTATCTTATAAGTTCTATCTTCAACATCATTATTTAATGTAGAACGTAATACAAATCTAAATGTTGTAGTTCTTTCAACTTGAAGTGGTGTTCCGATAATATTATTTTGATATATTCTTAATCCTGGAGGTAAATCACCTGCAATAATTTTTAAACTGTCTGGACTGGCTACAAGAGGTAATCCTAAAGAAATAGTTTCTTCTTCGTTAGTTGTAACGAGTACGGTACCCGATGATTGTGTCCAATTTGACATAGTTTAAAGTGTCCCCATATCACTGCTGTATAACCCAGAAGATGTTATAGTACCATAATCAACATCAAACGCAAGTTGCATGTACTCTGCATGACTTGTAATATTTGGAACAATATCGCCAAATTCTAATTGAGTACTAAAAACTTCACTACCTTGACTTGATGTGTCTGTAATAGTTAATGTATTACCAACTAAATTAGTTGTAATACCTGCGCCACCTATAATACGTAATGTTTCACCATCGTCTACATTCATACTACCACCGTCAGTAACTACTAACATGCCCTGTAGATCTGTGCTAATTTGTATGTCGTTCCCTGCAACTGCGGCAACAGTCATTCCTGTACCTGCTGTAAGATTTTTAAATGTTAATTGATCGCCAACTTTGCCTGCAAATACAGCAACGCCTGTTCCTATACCAGCACCTGTTGTTGCTTCTGGTTGACGTAAATCTAGTTCATCAAAGTTTTCGTTTACTTTACGAAACGCTTCTCTTAGATCATCACCTGTGCCATCGTTAGCAATATTACCAATGTTTATATTTTGTATTGTCATAATCTTTTCCTTATACTGTATTTATTATTAACTACCATAGAAGATACGTATTGCACCTTGTGTACCATTGCTACCATTCTGACCTAAGAACCAGTAATATGTATATGAATAACTGCCTGAAATTATAGTTTGGGCTCTAATTCTTCCGCCAGCGCCGCCTCCGCCACCACCGCCATATGGACTACCTGTTGCTGTACCACCGTTGCCTCCGGATCCTGCTAGTAGGTAATTATAAGGACCTGTTCCTAGAGCAGGTGCGTCAGAACCTTGACTTCCTGTATTTGTGCCTCCATATAAATGGCTACCACCACCGTTGCCTCCGTTAGCCTTTTTATGATAATTATATCCTCCAGTACTTCTGTGAAACTCTCCATTGCCCATGCCGCCATTGCCTGCGTTTGATGTACCGCCACCACCGCCTGCTTTTACTAAGTATAAACTGCCTCGATTTTCGGCATCGCGTCCAGCCTTGCCTGCATTTGCGGCTATACTTGTAGTATTGTCATTAGCCCATGTTGATTGCGATACTAATCCTCCTGCTCCACCAGTATTGCTTAATCCACTTCCCTTGCCACCAAAGGCCGATAAAATAGCAGGACCGCTTGTACCAGAATAGTTAGGATCACCACTATACCATATAATAGTATCTCCTCCATTGGTAGCGGCTGTTTCGTGGCTTGATTGTGGATAGTAACTCTGTGGACTGTTTAAGGTTTCAAAAGGTGAGTTTGTACTCATAGTACCACCACCGCCTGCTTTTCCTATAGTAAAACTAAAAATTTCTCCCGGCGTAACTGCTAAGTCAATAACAGAAATGTAACTACCACCTCCGCCACCGCCTCCGGATCCATATGAATAACGTCCTGGTGCTCCACCTCCGCCACCGCCTATTGCTTGTATAGATACAGATGTTATTCCTGTAGGAACAGTCCATGTTTGTGGACTATCACCGCTTTGTGTAACTGAACTAAAAACTGCTTCGCCGGATGTTGATTGACTAGTATCGTTTATAGTTATATCAGTTGAAATAGCAGTGCCGTCTAATGTAAGCGTAAGTGTTTCTGTTGCCATTTTAAAATTCCTTAATCTGTTAAATTATCTTCAGTAACATTAATAGTAATAGTTGCACTATTGTTAAGAATTGTAAATGTCCCAGTTAAACTTACTCCGCCAATATCTGCACTTGATACACCAGTAATAGTGTATGCTACATTGGCACCATTTGCTACATTTGTTGTGTCTAGAGTAATTGTGAAACTTCCACCTTCATCTACTGTTGACTGACTTGAGGATAATGAATATGTTGGTAAAGATATTTCTGGTTCTACTTGTAGACTTGTATCTAGTACCATTTTATATTCTACAAATCCTGATACTGATGTGCTTGTAGTACCGTTTACTAATCCGCCTGCTGTTGCTAACGTATCATCTACTGTTCCGCCTGTAGTATGAACTGAAATTGGAGAATTTGAATCTATACTAACACTGCCATGTATTTCATATGTCCAATCCTCAACAGTTAATGTACCCGTACCATCTGCTTGATTTATTGGAACACTAGCAATTACTCCGCCAACTCTACCTAAACTTGTTTGTGTACTAGATATTCCGTAACCACTTACCCATAATCTATTATTTGGATTTAATGTATTATCTAAACTACATTTATAAAGTCCTACGTTTAAATTAGAACTAGCATTTGTATGTAAATTTCTAAACTTAGCATTACCAAGGTCTTCACTGAATGATATAACCATACCGCGTTTGTTAGTATTAGTACTATCTAAGTTTTGTTCACCAACTGCAAAAATTTTATTATTTCTTGTATCAAACTCAACATCTCTTAATTTTGGTTTTGTTACTCTATAGTCTTGTGTAATACTTTGTTCACCGATGTCATTTAATACCCAATCAGTTGTAATGTCACCAGTAAGTGCGTTTAGTTTAAGAATGTGTGATTGTTCATAACCAGAATCTGGAGTATCTACATAACCAAGACCAACTATTGGATTGTCGTTTTGATCAATTGTAATACCTGCTGGTTCAAACCCTGTACCTGTTGCGGCCACTACATAAAAGAACTTAGCATATTGTAATGTTAAAGAACTATTAAATTTACGAACAAATACTGTTTTTTCAGTACCATCACTTTTTAATTCAGATCCTGTAACATATATGTTACCTGTACTGTCTACAGCAACATCGTGTGCAACACTTAATTTATCACTCGGAGATACTTTTCTAACAGTCAATACGTCACCGTTTGTTATATCTACTTTCATCATCCACATGCCACTATTCAAGTTTTGCAAATAGTTTGCACCTACTACAACAATATTACCATCACTTGTAAATGCCATTTCCTTAATACCTAAAGCATTACCGTCACTGTCCTGATAACTGCGTTGCCATAACACTGTTCCTGATGCATCTAATTTTGTAATATAAGCATCACTAGGATAATCAACACTTGGTACATTAGTTTCCCAGTTCCATGATCCACTGTACCCTGTATAAATGTTTTCACTGCTGTCAACAATCGCACTTGTTAAGATATAGTTTTGTGTAAATGTACGTCTCCAAATTGGAGATCCCCTGTCAGTGTACTTAATTAATGCACAAGTTTTATTGTTGCCACTATCAAGTTGTTCAATAACAACTGAAGAAGCACTACCTGCATGTGCAACAAATTGGAACGTTGTATTATCTGAACGTGAAGTAGTAGGTCCGTAATGTGTAGTTGCCCAATGCTTATCTGCAATATAAATTTCACCATTCATATCAGTGTGTATACTACATTGATAATGCTTACGTCCACCTACTGTAGGAGTATAACTTACTGTTGCATTAGTTGTACCTTGATTTGCAACTGCATTTGTTTGATTTGCTGTTCCACTACCTTGTACATCTTTAATATAAAACGGATGTCCGCTTGCATTAATTGTCCAAGAAATAGTATCATTTCTATCAAATACCAACGGAGGATTTAATCCACTAATTGTTCCATTTCTATCACTTCCTGAATTCCAAACATATCCACTTGCGCCACTATTTGTAACTTGTCCTGTTAATGTTTCTTGAGTGCCATCACTTGTGTCGTTAATTGTTACATCAATACTTTGAGCATTATCAGTCATGTACGGTAGATAAAAGTTTTCATTAACTTGTGTAGTTTTTGTTAGGTCTTCAATTAGTTTAAGATTAAATGTTTCTGTGCCATCAAATGTATTATCTGCTGTAACTGTAAAAGTTTTACTATTTGCAACCTGTGTAAGTGTACCTCTAATATTTCCGTAGGTTGTAACTAATCCAGCCATGTCAATATCTGCTGTTCCTATGCCTGTAACTTCATAAGGGAATAACACTTGCGGAACTGTTGTACTAAGATTATTAGTTACTGCTACTGTAAATGTACTGCCTTCGTTAGCATTAGTTTTATTAGACGAAAGTGTTAATTCAGGCGCTTCAAATTTATCTCTACTGCCTGGATATCTAATCCATATTCCACCGTCTTGTCCTGACTCTGCTCTAGTTGTACTACCAGAAGTTGCAAGACCCATTACAAGCACTCCGCCTGCACCTGCGCCAACTTCATAACTTGCTGTTGCAGGAGTTACAGTATCAACATTATTTCCTGCCTCACCAGCAACACCTGTGGTTACATTTCCTGCACCGCTTATTGTTAATGTTGGAACTGTTGTGGACGCAAATCCTCCACGTAGACCTGTAAGTTCTTTTGTAAGTGTTGTACCGCCACCTCTTGCTCCGTAAGTAATACCAGTACCACTTTGCCAGTTAGCAACATAACCATGTCCGCCACCTGTGCCTCCAGTTAATGCTGGAAAAACTGTATCATTTCCTTCAGCATGTAAAATTACTTCTGCTAATTTTGTTGTGTTTAAGTCTGTAGCACTTGTTGCAACACCGCCTCTAAATTCAATTATAGTAACTGGTTCATCTGCTGTGTAACTTCCACTTCTTATAAATGTTCCACTGCCGTAAGTTGTTGTTGTTTCAATTGCACTTGCACCATTTTCAACTCCGCCGAATGTATATTGTGCATTAGATCCTGACAACACAATGGTTGCTTGAGATCCAAAATCTTTACCTAAACTTTTATAAACATACTTAGGTGTAGCAGTACCATTACGTATTAGTACATAATATGCATCATAGTCAACTCCGGCATTTGTCCAAGTTCCTGATTGTGCTAATACTGTTTTAATTTTTTCTCCTAGTATATACGCATACTCGTCATCATAATCATTAGAGCCTCCACTTATAACATCTAGTGTAACTCTTATACCACCTGAGTAAGTTATATTATCACTACGTACATTTCCTGTAGTAGTGCTAGTCCAGTTGTATGGTGATGTTTGGGCGTTACTAGGATCTAGTACAACGTTATATGGAGTTCCGTTACCGCCGACCGAGCCAGCACCAGCACCGCCGCCACCGCCTCCAACAATCGCTGAACCTAGTTGAAATCTCATTGAGTCACCACCTGCGCCACCTGCTTTACTGATTGTAAATGCACCAGTTGTTGTTCCACCTGCGCCGCCTAGTTTTCTTTGGTAAGGACTTATACTGTTAATTGAAACTGCTGTACTTGTTTGTCCGCCTCCTGCTACATAAGTAGTTCCGGCGTATGTAATTGTAGTATCGCCACCGTTGTTGTTACCTGTTCCTTTTGCACCAACATTATAAGTAATAGATTGTCCTGGAGTTACTGAAAGGTTATTAATAATACCAACTGCACCTGCTCCACCGCCACCAGTTACTTGTCCAGCACCAAGCGCGGCTATTGTACCAGCACCAGCACCACCGCCAACTGCTAGAATACTCACGCTAGTAACATTTGCTGGAATTAAAAATGATCCAGATCCTGCTGTAGTTGCAATTTCATCACCGGCTACTAGTGTTGTACTTGTATCAATTATTGTTACTGTTGTGCTTACGTTGTCAACAGATGTAAGTGACATAGTAAGAGTTTCACTGCCTTCTGTTGTAAAATCTTCTGCCACTGTAAAGTTTATTCTTGTAACACTACCTACAACAAAATTTCCTGCAATTGATCCTGTGCTGAGATCAGTAGCACTAATTCCTGTTATTGCATATGGAAGTTGTACTCCTGGTACTCCGTTTGATACAACTAGATCAATATAAAAATCATCACCTTCGTTTACTTCACCTGTACTTGCAACAAGATTGTATGTAATAGGTGAATTACTTGTATCATTAATTTGTACATCAATGTCTTGTCCAGCCGCCGCAAAATTAAATGTTTCTGTACCTTCAAGTAATCCGTCTGCTGTAACAACGTATGTACGTGTAGTATCTGAACCTACAGTAAGAGTACCTGTTAGATCTGCATCACTAATATCTGCACTAGATACACCACTAATAGTATAAGGTATACTTGTACCTGTTAAAACATTTGATGCAGTAAGTGTAATTGTAAATGTTTCGCCTTCTCCAAGACTATCTCTTGAAGTTGTAAGAGCGTATTGAGCATCAGGTTTACTTGTGTCTACTAAAGTGACAGTAACAAATTTATTCTCAATATCAACAAGTGCTAATCTGAATGTTTCATTACCGTCATCAAACACATTATCTTCTGTTGCAGTAAAGGTTAGTACTTGATTAGTTCCTATAATGAATGATCCAGATAAACTTGCATCTGCAATGTCTGCACTTTCGACTCCTGTAATTAAATAAGGAACAATAGTTCCGTTAACAAGACCAGTTGTAGTTAATGTAACTGTAAAACTTCCACCTTCATCTACACTTGAAGCACTTGCTGTTAGTGCATAAGTTGCTTCTTGAGCACCAGCATCAGCAACAATAGTTTCATCGCCTGCAATAGTTAATACGTTTGCCTCGTTATATGGTTGGTGTGCATATGCATTTGTGCCGCCCATTAAACTTCTGTAGTTTGTGTAATCTGTTCCAGTATTACCATTTTCATCTAACTGTGTTTTAGCACTAGATGTTATCCATGCTTTTGTTTGTGCAGTAGTTGAACTAGGTTGTATTTCTCCATAGGTTGCAATTAGTCCTGCAATTTGTGGAGCCGCCATAGATGTTCCGCTTATGTTTGTTATTCTAAATGATGTGTCATTGTATTGTGCATCTGTGAATCTATTTGTTGTACTTGTTGCACTAAAAATATTTGTTCCCGGTGCATATACATCGACACCTGGACCTTTTTCAGAACTTTGTGCTACTTGTTCATTACCGTCTGCATCTAATGCACTGTCAATATTACCTACCATAAGTGCATTTGTACTATAAGGTGATGATCCTCTATGATAGTATTTTGTTTGTCCAAAACTTGTTGTATAATAATTGTTATAATCTGGATCAGTTGATGTTGCAATTTTATGATAGTTGTTGCCTGCGGCAATAACAACATGTACTCCTGCTTCAATTAATTCTTCTACATCGGCATCAACTGATGCAATCCTAACACCATGTCTATAACCTGTGCCATCAAATGCGCCTGTCATACCGTATGCGGTATTTTTAGAATTTCCAGTCCAAGATGCACCTCTATAGTTACCACCATTAATGTATAGATATCTACTAAAGTATCCCCAACTCATGTTTATTACTGTAGGACGTTTTTGTCCTGTTAATACATCTGGAGTTTTTGCTTTGTGCCATTCTTTAACAACATCAAAAATATCACTTATTGGCATTCCATTATTTGGATCTGAAGATCCTTCTAAGCCTGCAATCTTTATAGAATATATTCTTGAATTTTTAGCCCAGCCGTATGTTTTACCTGCGGCAATACCTGCACAGTGAGTACCATGACCATCATAGTCTGTATAAAATCCTGCGGGTAATGTTCCACTTACTACTGACTGTGCTTGGTACCAATCAATTTCTTGTACTCGACTAGTATTAAAAGAATCTTGGAATTCAGGATGGTCTGATTGTATACCGCTATCTTGTACAATAAAGTCAACACCTGTACCTGTAAGTGTATGTGTGTATCCTCCAACAACTACTCCACTTGAGTTATAAGGATTTGATAACGCACTCATTCTACGTAAACCCCAGTTAATATTGTCTCCGCTGGATGCTGTTGACTTATTAAAATTTCCTACTTGTGTTGCAAATCTTTCAATACCAATATCGTCACGCAAGTCTGGTCTTAGTTCAACTGCTTCTACTCTACTATCATTTTGTAATTCAACTGCTTCTTCGTCAGTTAGTAAATAATGTGTATTTCTTTTTGATCCTGGTCTTTCGTTAGCAACTGTAACTGCTTTAGTTGGAACATAAGGTAACATATTTTGTGCTACCATGTCTTGTCTAAATGCTACGGGATCTACATCTTTCTTCAGGGTAACAATGTATTCTTTTTCCATTAACTAAATCCTTATAGTGCCGCTATGCGTGTTTTGAAGTCTGCAAAGTCTGTACTATTTGCTACTTCGGTCTTCATTGTTGCCAATGTAAATGTTTCTGTAACTGGTGCTGTCCAAGCATAACCTGTTGCTGATTTTGTTAGTACATCACTTAGGTTACCACCTGGTAATAAATCACCAATGTTTCCTGGAATTAAATTACTCAAGTCAGTTAGGTTTGCTACATCACCTGGAATTAAATTTGTTGTATCTGTTAAGTCGGATAAATCAGTTGCAATTAAATTACCATTGTCAGTTAATCCACCTACATCAGTAATTGTCATATTTTTCCAACCACCGTTTATGTATGCTTCAACATGTCCTGTGGTTGTATTAGCAACTAAGAATCCTTCTGTAGTAAATGCGTTACGTGCCGCTGTTGTATAACTTGGCGGTACTATTTTTGAAAATGCGTTTGCGTTTAATGTTCCGTTGATATTTACAAATGAACTGTTGTGGCCCATTTCAACATTACCACTGAGTGTGTCATATCCAATGTGTATGTCTTGTCCTTGTGTGCGTAATGCAATATCAGTATTCGAATAAATTACAACTCCATTTTGACTTACTTGGACATAATCTTCTGCCGCACTTTCTTGCAGTGTTACAATTCCTTGTGCTTCAATAGTAATATTTGCATTTACACCTGTGTTAGTAGTTGTAATATCAATGTTATTATCAACAACGTCCCAAGTTGTACTTGCTAAAGGTCCTACAACTTTGCTGTTATTACCGTCTACAAGTAATGTACTGTCTGTTGCGTGTACACTACCAATTGTATCTACAATAAGTGTGCCACCTCCTGTTTGTGCTGACTTAACTTGTTTTAAATCAAGATATAATTCTGTAAAGTTGTCATTTACTTTATCAAATGCTGTGCGTAATGGATCTCCATCACCTTTGTTAGCACTTGTACCTAGGTTAACTATTTGTTTTGCCATTACACTTTCCCTACTACTATTTCAATTGTTCCTCTTTCAGTAGTGTCTTTGGCTTGCAACGCTTTACCAATTACTGTTCCTACTGTTGGATTGTTGTCAACTATTGCATACCCAGCAATAGCACTTGACACTAATATATCTCCAGGTTGTGCTTTGCCAATAATTTTGCAAGGAACTCTACCTGTCAATGCAACTGGAGTTACAAACTCACCTGTCAAATCACTATTCATTAAGTACGCTGGCTTCTCACTTACAACACCAATGACTTTTGTATCACCTTTGGTTGCTGTTGTTGTAATTTCTTTTGCACCACCAAGTACAATAACTGTTCCTGGTTCATACTCTGTATCTGCTGAATAGTTTTCTGCCAAGTCAGCATAACGTGCTTGTGTTGCCGTACCGTCAAACACTGTAGCATAAACAGTATTGTACGCTAATGATGCTGTACCAATATTATAAACATTGTTTGTGTCAGGAACAACACCTGTTGCACTAAACTTAAATGGTGCTTTGGTTGCCGCTGAATCTTTTACAAGAATACTTACTTCGCCTGCATTAGTTTTACCAGTTCCTGCACCTAGTGCAATACCTGTTGAACCTGTACCTTTTTCATTAGCCGCTTCAATAAACTGTGTATACATCCAATCCGAACTAATTCGTGCTTGGTTGTTGTATGTTGAGTTTTGTTGGAGTGTACTTTGTGTGTTAGCACCTGAGTCTCCAACATCAATACTTGCCGCAAATTCTGCTGTAATAGCACTTGTACCTGCCGCTTCAAATATTTGTGCGCCACCAGGTGTAAGCATTTCAATTGTTGTTGCCGCACCTGACTTAGGTTGTAAAATTACGTTAGTATCTGCCGCGCCTATGATCAAACCAGTTGTTCTAATCATACCATCGGACTTGGTCATTACAATACTATCATTACCACCGGTTGTAGTAATTGTTTGTGCAGTTGGACTTGCTGTTGCACCACTAACGTTTGTTAATGCTGTATTATTTGCAATTTCTTCAATGTCGTCTAGATCAACACTACCAGTTTTAAGTGTTACAAATCCATCTGTTACTGTAAAGTCTCCGCTATCAAATACTGCAAGACCTAAGTCTTCTTGAATAACTGCTCCACTACCACCACTACCACTTGTAGCATCTGCAATAGTACTTGCCGCTTGCATAGCAAGTTTGCTTTGTGCAATCGCCGCCGCAGGATTAACATCAGCATTTAAAATACTGTTGTCTTTAATATTATATGTAACTCTATATTCCGAAGGAAATCTTGTACCGAACCATTCAATTTGACTGCTGGTATCATATGTAGCGTTTGCAGTTTCATGATGCGGTCCACTTACTATTGTACCTATTGCGTCTGTAATAAATCCTGTATTTCCAGCAACTGTAAATGCTAAAATTGCTCCGTTTCCAGAAACTGATGTAATTGTAATTGTACAATCGTTAGCCGGAGTTGCTCCTTGAGCACTTCCTGTGCCTAATTGATCTCCTGGTATTGTAAATGTTTCATTAATTGCATATCCAGTACCTGAATTAAATGTATAAGCAGTGTATGTAGTTCCTTTACCTATATTAAAACCAGCGTCAACACCTGATGCTCCTGAGTATATTACACCACCTGGATTTTTGCACGATACTACTGTAGATGCATCTGCTTGTGTTAATGTTCCTGCTACTTCTCTATAAACAACTCTTTGTACTGCACCAAGAACACCATCTGTTCTTGCTTCGATATCTTCAATTTCGCCAATGTTTGAGCCTTGTATAATTGTTCCGCCTGTTACTAAAGGACCGTCTGCAATAGTAGCACTGTCAAAGAATACAATTCTTTTACCTGTTCTGTGCATTAATTGATCTTTGTAGTAGTTTGCATCTGATTCAGCACTACCAGGATTTTTCTCAAGACTTACATCTCGCATACCATCTAAAGTATTATACTGTTCTACAACTGTATCGACATATGCTTTGTTGACTGCATCTGAATCTTGTGATGGTGCTTGGACATTAATAATTCTATTACTACCCATGTTCAAGTTACCTGTCATTGCCGCATGACCATCTCTTGGAACTGTACCGCCACCAATAACATTGTTCACTGGTAGACCATTATGGTCCCAACCTAAACGTCTGTTTACATATCCACGTACTGCGTTTTGTGTTGGAACAATATCTGATCCATTCTGTGTCATACCATCGTCAGTACTAAATTCACTAACAACAACACCACGTTTAAAACCAATACCGTCCAAGTTACTTAACGCAATACTACCTGCGAATGTAACTGTACCAGTACCTTGGTCAACTGTAAAGAATCTACCTACACGGAAGAAACCGTCTTGGTCTGTACTTACGTAGAACACTCTACCTTTTGAACGCTCTTGTACTTCGTATGATTGATTAGGTTGTCTTGGTGCACCTAGTAGTACACTTGGATAGTTACTAGTGTTGTATGAGCCTGTACCAATGTCTAAGAAGTCATGTCCTGTTGCTCTTGTAAGTGATATGTTAATTGTAATATCACCTGGAGCGCCTTGTGGTAGACCAATTCTAATTGTATTTGCTTGTCCGCCATTTAGTACTACCGGAAGATGAAGACCTGTTGCATTGTTCGTTAAGTTATGATCAACTTTACCGCTTGGGTTAGTTGCGTCAGCAACATCTTCAATTTTAATAACTGCATAACCAACAAAGTCTAAGTAATCAACAACTTTGTGTAACTTACCTTCCCATGTAAAGATCATGTTACCTCTACGTAGTCTTGCAATGTCTGAAACTTCAGTAAGTTCTGCAACCGCAATACCTACGTCACCTTTGGTTGCACCTAATGTTGTACCTCCAAAGCCTACTGCTGGTGTATCACTTGTATGATTAGTATCTACAATAACTCTAACGTAATCGTAAGTAGCATCAAAGCCCATTAAGATTT